ATTGAGGAATCTATTTTATTTGATCCAGCAAAAGATATTGTTTCAACAGAATATATAAATGAAGCGATTAGAACTGAGATTTTTGAAGCTATTGAAGAAAGGCAAATTAGAAATTGGTGATGCTTCTTATTTAGGTTTTGTTACTCCAGAAGAATATGCTGACGAAATATTAAAAGCTATTTCTCCAGCTAAAAATAAAGAAAAATGGATGAAAGTTCTTAAAGCAGCAGGTTTTGACATTGGTGAAACAGGACAACTTGAAGACTTAGAAGAGTTAAGAGAATTTCTTATTGAATCTTTTAGAACAGGAGCCGCCCTGGATATTAGAGAATCTATTAAATGGCTTAATGAACAAAAAATTACTCCAAGTCAAAAAGAATTAGGTGTTTCTTATATCGAAAGACCTGAAGATAAAGTTGATGCAATTTCGGAAGATCAAACTGAATTGTATAATATTTTTGCTCAAGGAGGTTACGAAGGTTCAGAAGATGAATTTTATGAAACATTCTTCCCAGATGCAGATAGAGATGAACAAATATACTTAACAAAAGCCTTACAAGGAACTGATCTATCTCTAGATATTTTTAATCAATTAAAGGAAGCTGAAGAATCTGGAGATCCTTTTGCAGCATTTAATGTGTTATCAGACTTAGATAGTGAAACAGGTAGTTATAACGATTTATTCGGTACAGAAGAAGACAAAGAAAAAAGATGATGATGATGATGATGATATTTTAAAATTTAATTGGTTAATACATAAAGATGAAGAAGAAGAAGAAGAGGATAGCTATGGAATTGAATTTGACTCTTTAGGAATGGGATTATTTAGTTAGTTTAAATTAATTTAAAAATTGTGTATTATATAGAATAACTGTTGTATTTATTCATGTCCAATTTCCCTAGGGCAATTAAAATTATTAGAAAATATGAAGGATTTCTTGAAAAAGCCTTAGCTGATCCAGACACTAATGATGAACCTTACACTTTAGGTTATGGAACACAATTTTATCCTGATGGATATCCAGTCTGTAAAGGACAAATGTGTACTAAAGAAAAAGCTATTGAATATTTAGAAAAAGAAGTTGATTTAATTTCAAAAGAATTAGAACTACAAAATCTCAATTTAGATCTTGAGATGCATGAAGCATTGATTTCTTTTATTCATTCAGTTGGTTGGGGCTCATTTTTATATAGTAATATCCTTGATTTATGCGATGAAGAATATTGGTTTGAATCTGCAAAAGAAATTACCCGCTGGGTATTTGATAATGAAAGACATGTTATAGAAAATCTTGTTAATAGAAGAAAAGAGGAAACTGATTTATTTTTAACGAATCAAAATGTAGAAGGGATAAAAGCTGGAAATATTTTATTAAAAGCTTTTAAAGACTACACTGCTAGTCAGCACGAAATAGAAGCTATCTCTAAACTAGAGGCGGTATTAAATCCATGCATTTTAGCAGCTTTTGATAATGATTTTAATGATAATCGCAATTGTTATAATTATTATTATCTTCCAGATGAGTCGCGTCTTTATACTTCAGAAAATCTTTTCGATAAATGATGTATTAGAATTATGAAAATATTCATAAGCAAATGAGCGAATCTAATACAAAAGAATATGAGATGCCTCTTCATTTGCAATTAGCAATGCGAAAAGCTGAATTAGAAGCTGAAAATTTAACCTGGGACCAGCTCCTAATTGCTTTATTGAATTTATACCATCAGCGATTAATGGAAATTCAAGCTATTAAAGACTTAATGCAAGATGAAAATATCGAATTAGAATTTGATTTTCCAAGTGAGCTTGAACTTACTCGTCTATTAGCTAAATGTAAAACAAAAGATGAAGATGAGGATGACTTACAGCCTTTTTAATCTGTAAGTTCTAACAATCTTTGTAGATACCATTGTGCCTTCCTCAGTGATTCTTTCCCGCCTTTATGCTTCTCACGCCAAACATACTTGGCAATTGCCCCTTTTAAATAACCCCTATATTCTTCTAAAGTCAACTGGGCACAAATTGCTTCAATACATTCAATTTCTCCTTCAGTATAGTGAGAGGGATGATTTACAGGATCATCTGTAAGGCCACCATACTCTAATGGGGGTATAATATTGCCTTTGGTGTCGGTAAGTGGGTCCATAACTTTCCAATCCTCCCAAGTTTTAGCATAAAATTCTTCATCTGTCAACCAATTTTCAGACATAACAATTTTCCAATTGTTTGAAGGCATTGGCTCTAATTCATTAGAAACTTTATTATATGCTTTTAAATGTTGATTCCGCTTCTTAATCTTCTTTGATTTGCCATAGCTCTTAATTCTTCTTCCGGAAGAAGTTGACTTGTATCTAATATCAGTTGGCGAGGTTGAGGAGTTGCTCCTAATGCTAGACCTGTCTCCATACTTGGAATTGTTCCTGTTATTCCGCATCGGGCACTATCTGCCATTGGATCTAACTGAAGATTAACACGCGGACGATCATTTTCAGTAAGCGCTAAACCAGTATTAAATTGATCATAAATTGGTACATCATTTGCTTCATTATCCAAAGGTTGTCCAAAATCAAATTCAGAAACAACTCTTTGTTTTACTTCGTCATTCGTTGAAATAAACTCATCTAAAAAATTCATTACTTTTAATATGGAATCCTGGCTTATTAGAATTATAATTCAAGAATGGTTAAATATACTCCTACTTATAATTCCGCAAGTGATTCAGGTAGTTCCAGTAGAGGTGTTACTGACCTGACTCCTGGTAGAGCTTATCGCGTTGATACAAGAAACTTAGATCAGGATGAGAAAGTGATTGCCTCTGCAGCTGATACTTCGGGAGTAGAAAAAGAGAATCGTGTTGAAAAGTTTCTGAGAGCAACGAAAGCTGCTGGAAAGTTCCAGAAGAAAAGAATGATTGACGCTCCCATTTGGTGAGGGGAGACCTCCAGCATTTGCTGAAGGCGATAGATTTGGAAAAGTAGGTAGTACTAATTATCCAAATAAACCTACAGAACCTTCAGCTGTGTTCTGAAAACCTCTTGTCCTCTTGCTCCATTTCTATACTTTAGAAAATACTACTTCATATGCTTGATTCTGATACTTTCCTTTTCTTTGTTTATAAGTAACCTGACATGGTTTACTTCTAAAAAAGAGTAATTGACAAATTCCTTCATTAGCATAAATTCTATTGAAGAGACCAGTACAATTACTGATTTCTAAGGTAAGATGTCCTTCCCACCCAGCCTCTGCGGGTGTAATATTTACCAAGATACCCGATCTTGCGTAAGTACTTTTACCCATTGCAACAACTGTCACATCTTCAGGTAACTTCACATGTTCTATAGCAACCCCCAAGCAGTATCCATAGGGAGGGATGAAAAAATACTTCCCTCTTTCATCTTCCAACAAATCAGCAGGCTTCAAAATACTGGGATCAAAGTTCTTGGCGTCGCAATCTCCCTGGGAAGGGCGGCCAAAAATGAGGCATTGATTAGGAGACAAGCGAATATCATAGCCATAAGAAGAAAGTCCGTAGCTCAATAATTTACGATCATTATCTTTTTCAATTAATTTTTCTTCAAAAGGAGCAATCATATCAGCTCCTTCAGCTAGAGCTTTAATTTCTGTATCGCAAAGTAATGACATAAAGTTTTTTCAGCTTTTATAATCTACACCAAGATACGTCCCTTTTCAGAGTAAAGATCTATAAATTCTGAAGTAGCTTCCTGAATCCTAGTGTGAGGCTGTAAGTAAACAACTATACTTGTACCTGTAGTCTTTGATATAAAAGAATCATCAGCATAATAATGGCGTATTAAAGTTGGACGACTTTTCATAATACAAACAGGATAATCAAAAATATCTTGGCAATACATTGTCATATCTATGAAATTAGAATAGTAAATTGCTTGCTCAACTTTCCCTTCCAACCACTTGCGTTTTAATGTTTTCCACCAGATGGCATGACCAGATGTTAAAGTTGGTGACAATCCCCTGGTCGGCTTCCATCTATAGGACTGCTTGTGCCAAAAGTATGTTTGACTGGGAGGGAACAAATAAACATTCCCATGCCACTCCTGTGCATTAAGGCCATCGTCAGTTGGTGTATAGTACTTATCAGCGCCTACATATTCATTAGCAATTTTAGAAGATGCAGGGTCGAGGTCTATACTCCCTAGTAATAAATGGGCAGAATCAACTAAATCTCGATTGGAAATCCATTCGTATTCTTCTGAACGGTAGTTACCTCTAGGTACTCCCATCAGGTCCTTTTTCGTAATCTAATTCAATGTAGCGCATTCCTTCATTGTCGTTTATTACAAAACCACCTTTCAAAAGAGGGTCAATTTTACTTGCTGCTTCAATGATGCGTCTAAATGTTTCTCCTAAATCATCATCATTATTGCTTTCAGCATCTTTTCTAGCTGCATCCAATTCAGATAAAGTCATAAAAACAACTTCTCTTTTTTGTGTGGGCTGAAAACAAAGGACCCCTGGACCTTCTGCCTCCCAAAATTTTAAAAATTGATTAGCCATATCAGCTAAAATAACTTTTAAAGTTGTATCTAAAAACTGAGCCTTTTCTTGATCAGGATTTTTTCCTAATGTTTTTAGTACTAATTTCTTTCTTCTGCTGGTCATCTTTTAATAAGCCTTGTTTTTTTAATACGAGAAGCATTTTATCTAATGGCTGGTAAATCACAACCATTTTCCCTAAGATACCACGTTTTTTTATGAGTTTACCATTTTCATCTTTCAATTTATCAAATTCTCCAGAACGTATTAAATATTCTGCTACACATCTCAATCTTCTTTTCAAAGGTAAATCTGCATTTGGAAAACGGCTACAAATTGTTTCAGGTTGCATGTCTTCAAATGCTAACCTTAGTCTATTTGCTAAAGTCATTGAACTGTTAGGATCTTCTAGCTCAAAATCTTTTATTGTTTGTACATAACGCTTCATTATTTTCTCATCAAAAGAACCAATAGGAGGAAGAAAAGTTTCAACTTGTAAAGATAAACTTTTTGGTAACTTTTCTTTATAGTTTTCAAGAGTTAATTCTTCTATTTGTATTTCATCAAATCTATGTGGCATGATTTATTCATCTACTGAAACATCAGGTTTTGAAGGATCTGGAACGTAATCTAAATTTCTTTTTCCTTTATTTGTATAGAGATCTGTTCCGTAAGAATCAAAAGATCTTAGTGTTACTTCTTTTGTTTTTCTAAAAGAATGAATAACCTGGTTCCAAGGTATTCGTATGATTTGTTTTTTAGAACCTGATGGAATAATTATATAATGTATCCCTTGTATCCAACCGCTTCGTCCCTTTTTACCCTGAAGAATCCAGTTCCTAATTGTTTGATCAGATACTCCTAATCGCTTAGATGCTTCTTCTATAGTTATATATTCATCAGCATAGAAATCAGGAGAAACTAAATTAGTTTCATCATTGTTATATTTACTTTGCCATAAAGAAGCAAGAATATTTTTAATTCCTTTCAGCTCTGAAGCAATTGATTCTAATTCAGTCATACTAAAAAATTTTAAAAATGC